TTCCAGTTGCTTTAGGTTTATTTTTAAATTTTTTAAGTACAGCAGACCCATCTGGGCAATTATTAACTATTTTTTTAATCTCAATGTTGGTAGCATTTGGTATGACGTGGATGCGAGTTCTTTAAATAACATTTAAACTGGTGACCGTGTTAATTGTAATACTTCAATATTTAAAAGTGCTTTAAAACTGAGATTACCCTGTGTGTTTTGATTTTTTAAAAAATTTCCGGATGTATCTTGTAATCCGGCTGATGTACCAATTGGTTCAGGAGTAATCAATTTTCTATTTTTAGAATCGGTTAAAAACAATCTAAATCTTCTGAGATATTTTTGTTTAATATTAACACTAAATATATTATTACTATTTATATATTCTATCATTTCAGAATCTGTATTAAATATTCCTAATATATCTGAACGGTGATGTATCGAATTTACTTCGGTGTTTTTCCCATTTATAGAAATTGGACTAGCAAAACTATTTTCAGCAACATCGCATCTTAAGCAAATGTTATTATCTGAAAATCTTTGCATCGGAAAATATCCTTTTATATTAATTTCTTTATCTCCAATTGTTATTAATAATGAAGTGTCATTTTCAGGAGATTTTAGACCCCCTAGAATTAAATATAAGTCGCTGTCTTCAAATGTAATTTTAAGATCTGTTATTTTATGGTTTACATTGTCTAAAGTTTCTAAAGTTATCTCCATTAGATGATTTCCGTCAACAGAAGCTCTTCCTGGTGTAGAATCTAACCCCCCTGTCACTAAAAATGGTACAAATTTGTTTAAATTTGTATTCCTGATATCTTTTACTACAAATTTTAGTTGTGTAATTTCCTCGCATACAATACCTACTTTAACAGCAAATTCGCTAGCTATCTCATGTATAGAATAATAGTTCTGATAATTAATAGATGAAGTTTTAATTATCGGTGAATCGCCTTCACTGGTTAAAGCAACTTTAAAATTTCCATTATTAAAGTTTACACTATGTAAATTGTTATACATATTAAAATAAGTTAAATTAATACGTATCAGTTGATCTTTTTCTACAGTTATTGAATTTTCGCCAAGTTCTATTTCGTAATCATCTCCATATTTACTACTTCTAGAATCTACTAAAACATTTATTTCTTTTATTATTAAAATTGAGTTTTTATTATTCACCATGTTTAATCTAAATACAGTATTTAATTTAATTAAATAAAATATTTTATTTAGATTATATAAGTTACACAAATGTCTAATAAACTTATTGCACTCGGATTTGTGTTTTCTATAATTTTAATAATCATAGCAATATATTTAATTAAAAATAGAGAAAATTTAGAAATAGCTGAAATCCCTGATAATTTTGTTAACGTTTCATCTCCTGGGTATGCGACGCTTTTTGATCTCGAAGGAAATTTAAGAACAGTCGATTTGCAAGTTTATATGTGGACTCCTATAAATAATGGAATTAAACAAGCGTATGCGAAGCTATATAATTCTTTGGCTCAGAATGTAACTACAGCAACCCTAAATGTAAGCGGTACATTTAATATGTTACCAAGAGGAATAATTGTTGCGTGGAATGGCATCCAAGCTCCGTCTGGGTGGGCTCTTTGCGACGGCAATAGCGGAACCCCGAATTTAAGTGGTAGATTTATTTTAGCTAGTGGAACCGGAACTGGCCTGACTAATAGAACTTTCGATACATCCGGAGGAGAAGAGAATGTAACACTAACACTTGCGCAGATACCCGCGCACGCACATGCATATGAAAAGCCAGGAAGTGGATGGCCAGCGGGAGACATGGGATCTCGTCAGGGTGTATGGAGATCTACTGATCAGGCTATAACTAGTTGGGCTGGCAATAATGAGGCGCATAATAATATGCCGCCATATTATGTCCTAGCTTATATCATGAAACTTTAATCAGATTCTACAATTTCAATGTCTTCTTGAATTTTTTTATCTTCAGATTCATAGTCTGAATCTGAAGACACTTCGTACTGCTTCCAATCTATCGCATGTCTAAAGCAATAGCACTTTTTTGAACCGTCTGGATTTTTGGTAGCATTTAAATTACATGGATTGCCATCCTTTGTAATTCCGTTACATTTTTCCTTCACCATACTTTTATTTTCTTTTTTAGAAACAATTTTCTTAGGTTCAGTGTCTGTTTCAGCTTCAGTTTCAACATCGGTTTTTGATTTAGTTTTTTTGTTATATGTTTTGTGTTCTTTGGTTTCGTTATCGGTTTCTGCTTCAGTTTCAACATCGGTTTTCGATGTAATTTTAGGTTTAGATACAGAATTATTTCCATCGGGGTGATTTTTAGATTTTTTAGACTTGACACCAGTTTTGCTTTTTACATATTTTTCTACGTCTTTTTTTGTAACTTTTCCAGTTTCGCTTGGAATCTCTTCAAGCGTAACATTGCATTCAGATGCATATTCATCTGCTATTCTAGTTGCAAATCTTTTTTCAGTGTATATAACACGGCTCGTGTCTAATTTCGGCACTGTTTTAACAGGTGAGCTGTTTATAATTTTATGAGTAAATTCTACTATTACAGAATCAAAAATTGATTTAAGTTCTTCTATAGCCGCATCTGTAAGAGAGTATTTGTCTTTGAAAATAGCAAGTTTAGTTTCAATCGCCATGGTTTGTAGATAGTAATTTACAAATTAATATTTTACTTTTTTTAAGCAAATTATTAATTCGCAATTTTTTTACATTTTACATTTTACATTTTACATTTACAAATTAATTTTACAGTTTACATTTTGCTTTTTCTTATTTTTTTTTGTTTTTGAGGAATCAGATCTTTCCACAATTCAGATACATCATTTAACATCGGTAAAAATATAGTTTCTAAAGCTGATTTTAGCTGGTGTTCAAAATAGTATATATAATCTATAGGAATTCTATTTTTGATGACATAACTCGGATCTTCAACCTTTTCAAACTGTTTTGTACTGTCATATGTAGCAAACACATATGGAACTCTATCTCCAGATGCTACTTTATCCATTTTATCCCTGGCTTCTCTTTTTCTTGCCAATGCTACGTGTGGTATATTTGCCGGACACTTTTCGAATGTAGTTTCCTTTTCGCAACTTGGACAAATATGTGTATTTTTAATAAATTCATCGACAGATTTTTTTGTAAGAACTGTTATGTCCATCTCTTTTTTAGCTAATACATTTAGCTCGTAATAAGTTTTAGTACACTCTGAACATACAGCTTTGCGATCAAACGCATATCCAGCTCTAAGACTCTTTGATAAAAGTAGTTCTTTTATAGGTACTTCTCCATTAATTAGTTTTCTAATTTTTTCTCTAGCAAATTCTTTGCTAGTTTCGATTAGTTCATCTACATTTTCGAATGAGAAATTCAAGACTTTATCGTTAAGAAATATATATTCGAATATTTGTTTAGAATTTTCTCTTACGAAAATACAATTGTCCCTTCGAACAACTTGAATACCCTTGTAATCTATGTGATCGTATTTTAAAGGGTTGGTCCAAAATAGACTTGCGTAGCGTTTTTTAGAATATAAAATGAACGGATACATAACTTTTTCAAATTCTAACTCTATTGGATTTTTAAATGTTGCTGATATTCTATTTGCACATTCGGGTGCTACTTTAAAAACGTAATTCATATGTTCCTGTCCTTTAAACTCACTTTTAAATTTTACATATATCGAATCTGTATCTCCGTAAACAACTTCACAGTCGTACCATTCTTCTGCACATTTTTTTGAATGAGCGATCATTTGTCTTCCACATGCTGTTACTGATGCCGCGATAAGTTTATTTGGAAGTCGTCCATATTTTGCGCCTGTGAACCCGTAAATACTGTTCATCGATACCTTGATAGCTAGTTGTACACCATTTAAAACTTCATATAATGGATCCTCGGACAACAGTGTTTTCATTTGTTTTCTAATAGCTTTACGTTCTTTCCAGAGTCTTTCTAAAATTTTAGGCATGATGCCTTTATAATTTTGTACAAATTTAACTTCGCCCTCGTCCCATTTAATGGTTTCGTATTCGATGTTTTCTAAATTATCGAATTCTTCATTTTCAACTATCGTTGAATAATCAAAATTATGGGCAATCATTATAGAAGGATACAAACTAGCGAAATCTAGACCTGCTACTGGTACAAAATGAGCCCCCGGTGTTGCTTCCAATACGGTAGCTCCTGTGAACTTTTCTTCATCTTCTAAGTCGAACTGCTTATAATCTACAGTTGGAATAAGAAAATCGTCTTTTTTAGTTTCATATGCTATCTGAGTATGGACTCTAATTTGTTGTCCACGAAGTTCAATGTATTGCATTGGTACCATAGTAATATTTGACATACCGATCATATTAGTGATAATTCTGAGTTTAAGTATCAATTCTATAAGTAGCCAGGTATCTTGTGCACAGTACTTTACTACTAACGCAATTTTATCTTTAGTAGAAGTATTAAAATTAAATAGATCAGCTGGGGAAAGGTCGTCTTTTTTATCTCCGGTAAAGTGTTCGGCAACATTATTTAACTTATAAGATTCTAATTTGTGTTCTTTTTTAATAACAAACATCAGATCAAATTGTGTTACGCCGTAGACTTTGATATATTTCATAGTATTATCTCCATAGGCAGAAGTGTTCAATTGATCTTCGTGAATATGCGCCGGTTTACTTTCAATTCTACTTAGATTTTCTAGAATGTATTCAATTTCAAGAACTTTACATCGTTCGTGAATGTATTTCCAATCGAAATTATAGCCGTTATACTGAATTAAAATGTCCGGATCTGTTCTCATTATAAATTTTACCCAACCTATAATCAGTTCTTTTTCTGAATCGTATTCTTCAATTATTATACCGTCTACTGGGTCGCAGCATTTGTCTATCGGACTTTTAATAGTAACCATATGTTTAATACTTTCCTTAGTTGAAAATTTGTATAGACTTGTTCCAATTTGAGTAATTATGTCATTCGGGTTTTCAGGATTTGGAAATTCGTTTATATTGTCGTATCTCGTGGAATGTGAAAATGCCTCGATGTCCCATGAAGCCAATGTTAGATTAGCCACTTCTTGAAATTCAAGATGTGAAACCTTATTATATTTAGATGTGTAGCTATGTTGGCAGCGCGAGATATTATTATCTCTTTGTGGATTTTTAACTGATACCCAACCAGCCATTTTGATATCCATTTTATGAGTAAATCTTAAGAAAGGTTCAATATTAGACTCGTATAGATCAAATTTCAGAGGATTTATATCTATAGACATTATTTTTGGTAAACTACCCTTTGTTTTAGGATTTAGAATGTATTTAATTTTATTAAAGGTACTCAAATTTTTACAAACAAATTTAATAAATTTGTATTTTTTATTATTAGTAAATCCCTTATATTTTTTGCGCTCTACTATAGACACCAATTCTAAATTATTCTTGTCTCTGTAAAGTTTATTTTTAATATATTTTTCTAGTTCTTTTTTCTTGTATTCGTCGAATGTTTTTTGTAGATGTTCAGGAACAAGCGCAAATAAATATGGTTGATAATCTTCAAACCTTACACAAACAGATTCTCCATTTTTGTTTACACCAAATGTGTAAATATTATATTTAATCGCAGGATCTTCTTCATCCGAATATTCATCCTGTTCATCGAATGCCTCCCAAGACAATATTTGATAAATTATATCTTCAGTACTAGTTTGTGTGTATTGATTTCTTATGAATGTATCCATTACACTATTATACTATATAATGAGTTATAATTTTATATAGTTTACAAAATATAAATGTAAATATAAATGTAAATATAAATGTAAATATAAATATAAATGTAGATATAGTAATAAATGAATATTTTAATTATTTTATCGATTTTGATATTACTATATTTTGTATTTCAACCGTGTAAATATTCTTTCAGTTCTAAATCTGGAAGACTTTTCAAGGCTAGAAATCCTGATGTAGCTGATCTATTAGAAGCAATTATTTATATTTCATATGATTTAGCAAAAAAAATAAATGAAAAAGACGGTAAACAATTACGTTCTAAATTACAAAATACAAGTTTTATAGAAATAATAAACGACGACCCACAAATTTTAGCTTGGAATTATGATAAGGGTAGAGAAATTGGTATTAAAGTATTTGACGATTACAACGCCCCCCTTGACGCTAATACAATTATTACGTCTTTATTACACGAATTAGCGCATTCTCTATGTAAAACAATCGGTCATAACTCTGAATGGGAAGAGAAAAATAATTATTTACAGGGATTTAAAAATGTATATATCGATTATCTGATTAGTAATACCTTTATTAAAAAGTAAATTAAAGAGAATTATAATTATCAAATATTAAATGAACGACCTGTTTATAGGCGGAGGAGGATATTCTGGTATAATGTTTATAGGTGTTTTGGAATATTTACACGAAAATAATTTACTAAATCTTAAAAATTTTTACGGGTGTTCAATTGGTTCACTAATCGGAATTCTTTACTTATCCGGATATACACCTAAAGAAATATTATCAAAATTTATGGAGCTAAATTTAAATGAAATTGTTAAATACGACTTTTATAATATATCTAATTTTTCTAAAAATTATATAGTCGACGATCTTTTTTTAGACACTCTAATAAACTGTATATTTGAGTTAAAAGAAAAAATTGAGTACAATTTTGATCCTAATATTACATTATGCGAATTTAGCGAAAAAACTAAAGTAAATATTAATATTCACGTTACAAAATTGGATAGCAATGAATATATAAATTTAAATAACATAGATTATCCAAATGTTAAATTAAAAGACGCAATAAAAGCGTCTATGAGTATTCCTTTTATATTTAAAAGTGTATATATTGGAGAATCTGAATACATAGACGGATGTTGTAAAAACGTATACGGTTCCCCGAAGGGAGATGTATACATCTGTGGCTACAGTATAATAGTTAAATTTTCTGGAGATTCTTATGTTAATAGGGTATTTAAAACTTTACTGAATTATAGTAGACCTAGGTCTACCTTTATAATTGAATGTAGAAGCGATCTCAATCCGGGTGTTTATTTAAAATTAGATAAAATAGAGAGTAATTTAGTAATTGAACTGTATAAAAAAGGTATTTTTTTCGCAAAAGAACAACTTAAGTGATTAATATAGTTCTATTCATTTTTTTAAGTTCTTGAAGATACTTAAAATTTTCGTTAAATTTTTCTATACTAGTTTCAGAATCTAAATTATATTCTGTTTCAGTTGTTTGAAACGGATTAAACTCAAGTGATACAATCGTGTTCCTGGGTGAAAAATGTATTTCTTTTATACAATTTTTAAATTTTTTAGATTGAATATATTCACCGTTGAAATAATAACAATTTGTGTGTTCTGAAATTACAAAATATGGAATACAATTTAATTTACATAATTCGATTGTACAACTAGATATTGTATTATATTCTGTAAAATTATGAAATATAATACAAAATTTTGTATAGTCTAGTACATTTTTGATGTCGGAATTAAAATTTTCATTAGACACTGTTCTTCTAAAAACTGTAAATCCTTTTTTAAGACATACATTATGTAATATTTTTAAATTTTTACCATAAAATAGATTAATTCTGTGAGAAGTTTTAATACATTTATCATCTATACGTCTCATAATTTTAGCTACATTGTCCCATGATACATCTGTTACTATTGTAATGTTTACTAGCATCTCACGTTGAGCATTTTGTTCGTCGGTTATATACATATGTATATGTATATGTTATGTATATAA